GAAACTTCAGGAAATACTCAAACTCAGTTTATGAGAGACAAGTTATCTGAAGCTATAAAAGAATTTGAAGCAGTAATTAAACCTGACACTTCTAGAATTATATACTTAGGTACACCACAAACAGAACAAAGTATTTATAACAAGTTGCAAGAGAGAGGTTATAAAATACGTTATTGGACTGCTAGATACCCTAGTGAGAAACAAATAAAGTCTTATGGTTCTAATCTTGCGCCTATAATTAATAATACTTGGAATATAGATTTAATTGGTAAACCTACAGACCCATCAAGATTTGATGAAAAAGATTTATTAGAAAGAGAAGCTAGTTATGGAAGACTAGGTTTTAATATGCAGTATCAGCTAGATACTACGTTAAGTGACCTAAACAAGTTTCCATTAAAACTATCAGATTTATCAGTTATGAATTTAAATCCTGAGAACGCACCAGAAAAAGTTATTTGGGCTAGTTCTCCTGAATTACAACATAATGATTTACCTAACGTAGGACTACAAGGAGACGCTTATTATAGACCTATGGAAGTACAAGGTCAGTGGTTGCCTTATATATCTACAGTAATGGCAATTGACCCTTCAGGTAAAGGTTCTGACGAAACGGCTTATTGTGTCACCAAATTCTTAAATGGTAATATTTATTTAGTAGATATTGGTGGTTTCAATAGTGGTTATTCAGAACATACATTATCTAAATTAGTAGAAGTAGCTAAGAAGAATAAAGTTAATAAGATTTTAATAGAAGAAAACTTTGGTCAAGGAATGTTTGAAGCATTATTAAAACCTTATTTAATTAAAGAATATCCTTGTACTACAGAAATGGTTAGACAGACTTCTAATAAACATAGAAGGATATTAGATACATTAGAACCTCTAATATCTCAGCATAGAATTATTGTAGATAAAACAGTAATCAAGAAAGACTATGAAGGTACTAATATGTTGTACCCTCAGGAAAGCGCATTGAAGTATCAGCTTTTCTACCAAATAAGTAGATTACAAAAAGAAATACATTCATTGCCACACGATGACAGAATTGATTGTCTTCAGGTTGCTTGTCATCATTGGGTTCAGCATTTAGCTAAAGACCAAGAACTTTCATATAAACAAAGAAAAGAAGACTTACTTAATGCTGAAATAGAGAAATATTTTGGAGACAATAAAACAGAAAACAGTTGGATTAAAATAATATGAGTACAGTAAATAAATCAGGTAATTATACCAAACCTACTTTAAGAAAGCGTATATTCAGTAGAATAATGAATAGCAATTCTTATGGTACGCCTAGTGGTAAATGGAGTGCTAGAAAAGCACAAGCACTAGCAAAAGCATATAAAAAAGCAGGTGGTGGATATAAAAGCTAATGTCACTTAAACAACCTCAAAAAGATTTGAAGAACTGGTCGGCTCAAAAATGGAGAACTAAATCAGGAAAGAAATCTAGTGTCACTGGTGAAAGATATTTACCAGAAAGCGTAATAAACCGATTGTCCTCTAAAGAGTACGCAAGGACGACTGCAAAGAAAAGAAAAAACAGAACTAGAGCAAAGTATAGTAAGAAAATAGCTTCTATGGTTAGAAATGCTCTTAAAGTTGTTTGATTTTGATTTTTTAATTAAGTGCCACTATTAGGATACTACTATAGTTAAACTATAGTTAATCTTTATCCTTATATAAGTGCAACCAACAACATCTAACTATGAGTATATCTTATAGTAAATAAAGTTATGAACCACAAAGAACCAAAGGTAATCTATCTTAAAGCTCTTTTTTCAAAGAATAAAAGTAAAAAGAATGTAGAGAAAATAATAAAAGAATTTGTAGTACAAGCAGAATTTCCAAGAAAGAAACTCAAAGTTTCACCAGAAGTTAAATCTAAAATGGCTAGAGAGTTTATACTGAAGTATGCTGATGACTTTTTAGGTTATGCCGTAGAGTACTCAATGTTTGATAAGTTCTTTGACTTAAAAAGTTTTGACGGAAAAATCTGACAAGTTCACGTATATACACAAAATTTTTTTTACCCCCTCGACCCTATAGCAAAAATAATCAGGGGTACTACCCTGTATTGTATCCAATATACAATTTTTCTGCAGGAAACCGAGTGATAGTTTTGATTTACGTTAGTCTTCTAGACTACCGATGGACTTTTTTGTAGATTTTTTCTTTCAAAAAATTATTTCGTATTATCTCTCTCATTATCTGTTTTGAAACTTCAGGAACTTTATGATACATCGAGTTCAGTATGGTTAAGTTATTAAAAAAGAAAACAACAAAGCAGAAGACTGAAGATAGACAAAAGGATTTAGAGAGAAGACTAGATATATTTCTTGGTAGACCTACAGTTAAAATAGATAGCAGTGTAAAGCTAGAGTACCATACGAAACCATTGTCACTTAAAGAGACACACTGGATTGCTACCACTCAAAAGAGAGAGAAGATGTTTTACTTGGAAGGTAAACTATTGTCTGCAGAAAATGAACAAAGAGTTATCAATTACAAGAAGACAAACAAGATATACAAGGCGTGGTTAAAGAAACAACCAGACGCATTAGATAAATTAAAGAACGCAATCAAACCAAGAGCAATGTATGAAATGGAACAGGCATACCAGAAACTTGGAGAAGATATAAGACGTAGTGGTAATCCATTTAATCTGTCTGGTCAGATGATACAGATGGGTAAAGTAAGTGATGAATTATATCCAATGGGTTTGCTTTCTCCGACACCAAATAAGACTAAAGTAAAGCAACAAATAAATAGATTAAAGGCGCATTTACAAGGAGAAGATATATCAGTAGCTAATCACGGACTGAATAGTTTCTGCGATAGACACAAGATTAAAGACCCAGTTGATATGGTAATAAAGATGGCTCAGATGAAGAAGCAAGGTAAGCTATATGAAGACTACTTTACTATTTCATATCAGGACGCAGTAGCCATAGCAGAAAGCGTTGGTATGCTTCATCAAGAACTACTGGAAAGTGTGATAGATTATATAGCCAAGAGAGCCAAGCATTATAAGACTAATAATAATATAATGGCAGGAATTGCAGGTGAAACGCTTGTAAATTTATGGCTCAAAGCAGTCGAGGATAAAAAACCTGCGAAGTATACAATGACAATGTTCTTCAATTCTAATGCAAGAAAGAAATGGAGTAAGCAATATAATTACGATTGGAAGGACTATAAAAGATTTCACGAGCAGTTTAAGAAATGGATAAAAATATTTACTGCAAGAGCAAGAAAGAAAAGTGAAAATGTAGAAGGTGAGTTTGAAACTTACTTAGAATTTTTATCTCAAACAAATTCCAAAGGTTTGATTTAAGTGTCACGTAGAACAAAATCCGAAGTCAGTTCGGATAAAAAGTGACAATCCGATTTCAGTTCGGATTAAATTATGGGTTGCACCAATTGAATAATATTATTTTTGTGATTAAGTAAATCGCAGGAATGAGTTCCACTTATTTTGTTGCAATGACAGATAAGACTTGTTTTTAAATAATCAAGTGCGAACCTTTACTTCTTTCTATTCGTTGGAACTATTCCTTAACCAGAAAGATTATTAGGATAGGAGTGCAATGAAAGCACAAAAAGAAAAGACGGAAACTTTAAAAATTCCTGAGAGCATATGGCAACGTATGTTCGATATAAGTATGGAGATTTCTCCTGATAAGAAAAATCTTCTTAAACCATTACCTATACTTGCTATCGCTATAAACCACCTGCACGAAACGGCTCATACGAGAGGTGTTGCTTTTGTAAGTCAAAAAGAATTTGACGATATAAAAGCTGAAGCGAAAGAGAGTGCTAGTAAGCACCTCAACTAAGGATAGGAATGATTATACAAGTAGTCAAAGAACTACCTGAGTTCGGTCATATGCTCGACACACAAGGTAAGGATAAGTTAGCGAAAGCATTATCTCAAACTGTAAGTGAGTTGAGCAAGAGACCTAAGATAGAACACAAGGTAGTCTTGTATCAAACACCTGAAGACGATTTAGAGTAATCGCTTTTGGGTTGTGACGAACAATAGGTAGGAAGTCTAGATTTCTTTTTATCTATTTTTACGCAGTTTATATTGAGTCTAAATTGCAATAAATCCACAAGTTGAAAGTTTGCACTTGTGAAAAGCAAACGAATAACTTAATAATAGGAGAAGTATGGTTATAAATAAAAAAAGTAAACTTTCGACTAGGTGCGTTATGAATGTAAGTAGCGTAGTCTGCAAAGTATGGAAGGTCGTAAGATGTAAGTTGTGGAGAGATATAGATGATTTTGATTATTATATTTCAGACTTACGTTCCCAATATCCTAACCCTTTAGTTTATACTGAAGCAGTTAGAGACCTACCTTACTACTGCAAAACCGTAG